TAATATGCCTGGTCATGTTAGAGCAAGTATTAATTGGAATACGCTCAAAAGAATGAACGGTGACAAGTACAGCCAACAGATTGTTGATGGTATGAAAGTTATTGTGTGTAAGTTGAAAGCTAATCCATTAGGTTATACATCAGTAGCTTATCCAGTAGACGAGTTGCGTTTACCCAAATGGTTCCAAGAATTACCATTTGATCATGCAGAAATGGAAACTACCATTATCAACAATAAGATTGAAAATCTTATAGGTGTACTAGAATGGGATCTAAATAGTACCACCGAAACAAACACGTTTGGAAGTCTATTCAGTTTTGAATAAAAAATATATTGACTTTACAAGCAGATCTAAATAAACTTATACAAAGGAATTATAATTATGAAATCTATCCTCCAAGACATCGTTGCTCACACAAACAAATTAGGCTTTCTTAATATTGTTAAAGTAACAGGTACTGAAGACAAAACATTAATCGACTCAATGGCAGATGACCGTAGTGTTATTATGTATGCCGAAACTGCAAATCCATACTTAGAGATGGTCGGTACATTTGGCATGCCGCAACTTGAAAAACTTCGCTATCTAGTAGATGGTAAGGAATATCAAGACGGTGCAACCATCGAAGTAGTCACTGCCGACCGCAACGGAGAAACTATTCCAATTGGTCTTCACTTTGAAAATAAAGATGGCGACTTCAAGAACGATTATCGTTTTATGAATCAGGCTATCATCGAAGAAAAACTAAAAACCGTTAAATTCCGTGGAGTTAACTGGCACGTTGAAGTTACTCCAACCGTTAGTGCTATCCAGCGTTTCCAATTCCAAGCAGGTGCTAACACAGAACATACAACATTCTTAGCTAAGACAGATGGTGATAAATTAGTATTCACATTCGGTGATGCTAGCAGTCACGGTGGTGAATTTACTTTTGCAACAGGTGTTACTGGAAAGATTACTAAAGCATGGACATGGCCAGTTAACAATGTTTTAAACATCTTAAAGATTGCCGATGGTAACAATACCAAGATGAGTTTTAGTAACGATGGTGCTATGCAAATTGAATTAGATAGCGGCATTGCAACTTACAAATATATTATCCCAGCAAACGCATGATAAAAGGTCTAACAGGATCAAACGGAATTATGGTCAGCGGTGGTAGAAGTAAGTGCCGAAACCCGTGCTAAAATGAGTGCCGCACAAAAAGGAAAGGTAATGTCAGACTTGCAAAAAAAAAAATAAGTGCTACACTTAAAGGTAGAAAGATGTCAGAAGAAACTAAAAGAAAAATGTCAGAGGCAAGAAAAAAATTATGGGAACAAAAACGCAATGAAAAATAGACCACCAGTAGATTTAAGTGCATTAAACAAGGATTACGCCTGCTATTTGCCAGCCATTAGTTCTTTTTATAGTACCTACGTTGCTAAACAACGTCTAGAAGAGTTTGTACCCAACGATCGTATTCCTAAAGGATTTGATCGTGGTATCGAGGGTATGAACTTTTTAAATCCTGAACAAGGATATTTTACTTATAAGTATGCCTTATATTCTGCAGGTCATGCACAATTAGATATTGTCAAAGCACAGACGCAAGAATCAATGATACAACAACGTGATCGCAATGGTACATTGATACTAGGAGACTCCGGCGGATACCAAATTGGTAAGGGTGTTTTAAAGTTTGATTGGTTAGATTTCGAAGGCGCAAAGGCAAACGCTACTCGCCAACAAATCTTAGAGTGGTTAGAAGCAACTGCTGATTGGTCAATGATGCTTGACGTTCCTACTTGGGCATGTGACCATATACATAGTCCTAAAACTGGTTTAAAAACTTTTGAAGATTGTTTAGAGAAGACACGTTTTAATAACAAATACTTCTTAGATAATCGATTAGGTGCTACTAAATGGCTGAACGTTTTACAAGGATCAGATTGGGATACTGCCGAACAATGGTATCAAGGTGTTAAAGAGTTTAGTGACCCTAACGGTCCGTATGCTGGTAAAGAAGCCGAAGGTTGGGCCTTTGGTGGAGCTAACATGTGTAAAATGGATATTACTCTTAAGCGTTTAATGACGTTAAGAGAAGATGGTTTGCTGAAGGGCAAAAACTGGATCCACTTCTTGGGTACAGCACAACTTGACTGGAGTTGTTACTTAACTTTAATTCAAAGACAAATCAGGAAACATATTAATGAAGAAATTACCATCTCTTTTGATTGCGCCTCACCGTTCATTGCAACAGCGCACGGACTTGTCTACACCAACGCTCAACACTCTCCCAAAAGGTGGAGTGTTATTATGGACAAAGCCCCAGATAACAAAGCACTTGCCGGATCCGACATTCCGTTTCCCTTCGAAAGCGAAATCGGCAGCAGGTTAACAATGGGCGACATCGCTTACTATGACTTAGGTCAACGTAAGACAGATGCAGAATTAAATGGTGCTAAGTTTGATCATTTAAACCCAGATCATTATCATATTGTTCCTAAACTTAACAAGTTAGGTAAGATTCCAAACAGAACAAGTTGGGATAGTTTTGCGTATGCACTAATGATGGGGCACAATGTCGAATGTCATATTAAAGGTGTTCAAAGAGCACAACATTTAATGGATATTGAAATTGCTAAGACTAAAGATAAACTTACTTGGAGACATTGGAAGAAAGTTAAAAATCAAGATATGAGCGACGAGTACAGCGATTGGGTTCCTCGCAACATCTTGTATTTTAGCAGTTTCATCGAAGACTTGTTTAATACAGCAACAAAAGACGAAGCCTTTGCATTAATCGATCAAGCAGGTCCATTCTTGCGTAGCTTAGAAGGTGCTCGACTACAAGGCGGTCCTGCACAAAATACATTTGGCAATTTGTTTGAAATCGAAACGGTAACAGACCAAGACGAAATTGATCTTGCTAATCCAGACGACGACGAACTAAGAGCACTTGAAGAAGGTATTGGAGAATAATATGGCAACACGTAAAAAGAAGGCAGTATCACCAAATGTAGATAGTGGCGGTTGGCCTAAAATACAACAAGGTACACACCTTACCGTAAAAACATTCGAAGATGGGCATACTGAATTAATTTGGGATGATGAAGCATTGCTCAAGGAAGTAAGAGATGCTATACTAAACTATGAATTAGGTGATTTTCAACCTCCCTGTTAAACTAAAGGAAAAACAAAATGAGTGCAATTTCAAACAAACTAGTTAAAGCAAATGAGAGCTTTACCATCAACCGTTATGACAACGGCTTTATGATTGAAGTAGGCGGGCGTGACGACAATGACGATTGGAAAAGCGCCAAAGTTATTGTCGGATCAGAAGACGAACTAATCGACGCTATTAAAGAAGCGTTGGCATTACCTTTAGCAGAGTAATGTCTGATCTCATTTATCTCGTCTTAGGTTTTATATTTGGCGTTATCTTTATGCTTAATAATAAAGAATATCGTCAAATGAAAACCTACGAACAATTAGATGAAGAAATGCGTAAAGAATTAGATACAAATAAGAACCTTGTTAAAAGTCTTAAAGACGACTTGCATTGGGCAAAACAAAAAATCCAACACCTTAAGGAGAAACAATAATGGCATGGTTTTCAGTCAAAACATATTACAAAAAGTCTTGCGAACAGCACGAATATTTTGTTCAACGTGAAGGGGAAGGCAGGATCAAAGTCATTGACGGATTTCGTTTCTGCGAATATAAAATAGAAACTAATGATGATAAGTTTCCAGAGTTTGAATTTACATTTGTTCCAGGCGGCGATGGAAAGAAAGATAGTTTAGATCTTAACAACTTAACCGGAAAGAATATCGAATATTCAGAACTTGTTGAAATGTTCGATGGTGGATGTTGGGGTGGTGTCGAAGTTGAAGGCATCGAAGATGAAGACGAAGTTGAAGAACTAGAAGAATTCATTAGTGAAAACGGTGCATACGCATTGGAAGATGAAGATGAATGGTACCTAGACGAAACAGAAGTTTGGGTATGGGGTCCTTTAGAAGTTACTGATGAAGACGGCAACACTCGTATTATCATTGCCGACGAAAATGGTAACATCACTGACTTTGTAGACGAGTAATTGGACAACCAATATATTGACTTATACTATAAGACCTGCTATATTTAACGTATGAAAAGAGATTACGAGTCCGGTACATCTGATAATGTCCAATTTTTTATTGGCAGAGAAATTGAACATACGCCTGCATTTGGTAAAATGACATTGTTTGTAACAGGTGTACACCCAACTGACGAAATTGCTCTAAACCTAAACGGTGCAGAGCATATCTTCTTTGGTGCTAATCATAGTTTTAATCCACAAAATAATTTGGATTGGCAACGTTGGGAGACAATGATATCATTCTTTTTAGATAAAGGATATCTGTGCAGTCTCGATATTCCAATGAGTGCTGTTGAAGAATTTAACGAAAACGGGTTAAACGAGTACGATAACTTTATTCCACAGATACGTGTACCAATTCCGTATATTAAACTTTGGAATTATAATACAATGATTAAAATCGACGATATAGATTTTAATGCAACAAATCCAGGTGTGTGGTCTCATAGTCTACATGATTTAAAGGATCGTTCCAAATTTACAAGTTGGGACAAATATAAAAACGATAAGGTATTAAAATGATTAATTCAAAAATTACAAAAGGTGCCCCTAAAGAGGATCCGCAAGAGAAGCTGTTCAAGTTACTTGAAAGTATTGACTGGAAGTTATGGGAAATGTATAATATGATGAAAGACAATCTTCCTAAAACTCCCGAAACTAAGAAACCTACAACCAAAGTAAAAAAGACAACAGATGAGTGACCTATCAATGATTTGGGTTACCTTCCAGAAAGAAGGTATCCACTGCTACCCTGCCGCGGCAACTGATCCTAAACTTGCCACAGGCGATGAGTATGATGTTAGTTTCTTAGGAACACCGCATCGTCATATCTTTCACTTCAAAGTTTCTATTGAAGTCTTTCAAGATGATCGTGATATCGAATTTATCCAGTTTAAGCGTTGGCTTGAAAAGTGCTACAGCGATGGCACATTAGAGCTTAACCACAAATCCTGTGAGATGATTGCTCGTGATCTTAACACGACAATTACCGCAAGATATCCAGGTCGTAAGACCTCGATTGAAGTAAGTGAGGATGGCGAGAATGGCGCTACCCTTGCATTTTTTAACCAAACCTAATATTAGGAAATAATAAAATGGCACAACCCGCCTACATTCAAAAAACCCTTCGTATGAAACCCGAAGTCGAAAAAATCTTCGATGACCTCGATGCATGGCTTGACCATTGCCGTTTCAACCTGTTGGATTTTAATCCAGCAGACTTGTATCGCTCGCAAGAGTATCGATACTTTGCCAATCGCGGCAAACCACGCGAAGGATACAAGGGTAAAAATCCTCGTTACGAGAATCGAAACAATGGCGAACGTTTTTCTCGTTGATCTTGAAAGCGTAGAAACTAGGTACACGGGTCAATGGAAGGCCCATGTACCTAATCTACTTTCAAAAGCAGGACATAATGTTCAAGTTATATCTGGCCCTACTGATATCCCTAGTGCTACTACCCCTGGTGCTTTTCTTAATTTTGGCGGCACCAATATCTACAAAGCAAATCAAGTCGAGCAGATTGGACGGTTATTTTGCTCCGGAGCAGTTAAACCTGGCGATCATTTTTTGTTTACTGACGCTTGGCATCCTGGCATCATTAATTTAAAGTACATGAGTCAATTACTAGGCATCCCAGTAATTACACATGGACTATGGCATGCCGGGTCATACGACCCTCAAGACTTTTTAGGTCGTCTTGTTGGAGATACTCCTTGGGTTAGACATGCTGAAAAGAGTTTCTATCATTCGTTTGATCATAATCACTTTGCTACAGAATTTCACATCGAGATGTTCTGTAAAAATTTGTTAGATTATGTAAACTCAGATGTTGTTCGTCAATTTGCACCAACTAAAATTGTACGCACAGGTTGGCCAATGGAATATATGGTTGATACACTTTCTTCATACAAGGGTATGAATAAACGAGATCTAATCTTGTTCCCACATCGCATCGCACCTGAAAAACAAGTCGATATTTTCCGAGACTTAAAAGAACACTTATCACAATACGAGTTTGTTGTATGTCAGGATCAGCAACTAACTAAAAATGAATATCATAATTTGTTAGGTGAAGCAAAACTGGTATTCAGTGCAAACTTGCAAGAAACATTGGGTATCAGTTGGTACGAAGGTGCTATTGTAGGTGCTATTCCAATGGTGCCAGATCGTTTAAGTTATAGCGAAATGGCATTTGATACATTTAAGTATCCTAGTGCGTGGACTGAAAATTTTAATTCATACGCATTTCATAGGCCGGAATTATGCAGTAAAATTATCCAATACATGGATAATTATGAAAAATTCTTACCTACGTTGAATAAGCAGGTCGATTCTTTAACTGAAAATTTCTTTAGTGCAACTACATTGGTGGAGATGATTAAATGAAATGGTTATTAAATACACTTGAGCGGTTAGGTCGTAAACGTGTTGTGATGGATAGAATTAACGATGAACCTTATCTTGAACGTTATTACCTTTTTCTTAAAGATAGAAAGCGGTTCCCCTTCAATGTGTTTCTTCACCGTTTCCTTAAGTCAGATCCCGATGATGTGCATGATCATCCATGGCCTTACGCTACACTTATCTTAAAAGGTGGTTATTATGAATGGACTCCTATATTTGATGGAGAAAACAAAAAAATCGGAGAAGTACGAAAATGGAAGGGCGCTGGACACTTTCGTACTTGTAGTGCTCGCTCTTATCATCGTATTGAGCTTGACCCTAGCGTAGAATGCTGGACATTGTTTATGCCTGGTCCACAAACCCGTGAATGGGGATTCTTATACAAGAATAAGTGGATGCACAACGACGAATATCTTAAAGGTCGAGCTGAGAGAATTTTGTAATTCTCTGATCATCTTCATTAATGCAGGAAATCATTCCGCATTTTTGAGGACCTTGAGGGGGCATCCATCCAGGATGCCATATATTGCCTAATGCAATGTTATTGCAATTACTGCCGGATACCCAACCTTGTCCGCCTATATTCAATCTTTCAACTCCAGCATTACATAGTTGTCCTACGTAACTAGGATGCTTACTATAGGTATCTTCATACCTTTCATCCCAAGTAGTTTCTTGAAAGTAAATCTTTTCTTCTACTAATTTACTTGTCTCCACGGGCGGTGGCGGTGGCGGTGGTGGGGGAGGAGGTTCCGGAGGCGGTGCTTCTGCTAGTCTAC